GAAGTTCCTGTAAGTAACGCTGTATCTGTCTTTGCCGTAATAGTAGCGACATTGACAATATTAGGTGCTGCCATTTTCTATATCCTTTCTATTAACCAAATACCATAGCCATCGCAATAGCCTTGCCTGTTGACGCTGCACTATTAAGATTAGCAGCAGTTGCTGTAACCAAAGTACCACCTAGTTTAAGTCCGTTAGTACCGTCATGTGATGCAATATCAAAATTATTATTACCGTCTGCAATTGTCACATTACCACTAAGTGTTACGTTACCAGTAACTAACAGAGTATCTGTGCCATCTTCGTCATACTCCATTGTAACATCTTGATCACTACCAAACTTAATCTGTTTATCATCAGCAATATATACATCACCAAACTCTGCACTTGCAGATCCTATGTCTGCACCACCAGATGCGTCAGGCAGTAGTGATGTTTCTACTGTCATTGTGTTTGTTCTAATACCAGATTCACCGTTATCTATTGCACCAAAGTTAGAAGTTATACTACCTGCATCTAGAGCACCTGTTGTAACAATACCAGAACCACCTGCTATAGGACTAAAGAGAGATGTTACATTAGTTCCCCCTATAGTTATTGCGTCAGCTTCTACTGTCCCATCAAAGAATGCATCTTTAAACTCTAGTGAATCTGTTCCTAAGTCTAATATTGCGTTAGTACCCGGTGTTAGTGCACCATCTGTTAATATTAGTTGTTTCTCATTACCTGCATAAAAGTTAATTGTATCAGCAGTTTCAAAGTCTATCTTAGTCTCATCATCCTCACCTATCTTTATATCTGTTGCAAGTAATGATGTAATACCTGTCTGTGCTGCATTGATAGTAAAGGTTAAGTCATACGGATCACCGTCCGATCCATCTGAAGTGTCTGTCCAATCAATATCAATACCACCACCTTCAACAAACTTAACTTCACTATCTTTTGTTATCTGTACTTCTGTGCCGTCACCATCTTCTAAAACAAACTGCATGTTAGCTGATTGTGAATCTACGTATGCTTTAATAGATTGCTGTGTAGCTAGTTTAGTTGCAGAGTTAGATGACATATCATCTTCATCAGCTACAGCAGTACCACTAACACCTGTATTTAACACTGGACTTGTAAGTGTTTTATTAGTTAGTGTTTGTGTGGCTGTGTCACCAACTAAGTTAGAACTTGTTGTTGGTAGCACAAGTGTAACATTTCCCCCAAATGCACTATGAGCAGGAGCAGTAATTTCTGCATAGTGAGCATTTGAACTTTCACAGTAGAATCTAACGGTAGATACAGAACCACCATTTTTTAAATCTATTACTCCAGACTCTACGCCTACATTACCATCTATTATAACTTGACCTGTACCTTTAGGTGTTATTTTAAGACTGATGTTTGTGTCATCACCTGTTGCAGATATTTCAGGTGCATTACCTGTAGCAGCATTGGTAATATCAAACTGATTGACTGCTGAAGAGGTTGTCTGAAATATAATCTGTTCATTACCATTTTCATCACCAATAAAGTGTGCATCATCAATTAGTATGTTGTGGCTGTTTGTATCTAAGTTGCCACCTAACTGAGGTGTAGTATCTTCTACTACGTTAGATAAACCTGCACCTGAAACAGCTAAACCAGATACTAATGTGCTTCTGGTAATCTTCTTTAGTCCACCACCAGAAGTATCTATAGCTAAAAATACATCATCATTAGCTACGGTAGATATTTCACTTAGATCACCTACAGCAGTTGGGTTAAAGTTTGTACCATCTGCTATTAATAACATACTAGCTGTGTTAGTACCCATAGTCAGGTCATCACCTGATATAGTTAAGTCACCTGCAATTGTAACATCTGCACCAGAGAATGTCAACGCTGTTGTTGTACCTGATTTAATAATTAAGTTACCAGAACTGTTAGTCAATGCACCATACTGTGTGCCATCATCTTTTAGTAATACATCTGCACCATTTGCATCAAGAACAACATCACCTGCTGTATCTATTATTAGATCACCTGTATCGTTTACTATGTATGAGTTTGTACCACCATGATATAGATTAAGATCTTCACCTGCACCTATTGTAAGTCTACCTGTGGCACTGTCACCTGTAAGATCATCTGCATCAGCATCTACGTCTATCTTAACTAAACCACCTGATGTTATATTAGATGCACCATTATCAATGTTACCAAAGTTAGAAGTTATAGATCCAGCATCTAATGCACCCACTGTTGTAATATTTGATGTAGTATCTAGATTGGTTTCTGCCCATGTTTCTAAGTCAGCAAAAGTAATCTGCTTCATTGTGCCACCATCATTGATAATAAACTTATCTGATGTAGCAATTGTTACACCTGTAGAAGCAGAGGTGTCACCATCCATAATATTAAGTTCAGCACCTGTAGTTGTAATAGTTGTACCGTTTAAACTAATAGCATCTAAGTATGCCACACCATCTAAATACAGATCTTTAAACTCCGATCCACTAGAGCCTATATCAAATGCATCATCTGTAGATGGTGTAATATTAGTTGCTGCTATAGTAAGCTGTTGTGCTGGTCCTAGTTTAGTTATAGCACCACCCTCTGCTGCTGTACCATCGTGCGTATGCCCTGATGTACTAAAAGCAGTTACAATGGCATCAAACTCTCCATCAAAGTCAGATGCGTTGATGATGTTACCATCAGCTATATTATTAGCAGTATCGTTACGTGTATATCCTGTTCCCATGTTATGTTACCTTCTTGCGTGTGTAGCATATTCCAATGTCAATGCGTCAAGCGCATATGGAACATCTGTGTTATTGTCTGCTTCAAACTGTGCAGACACTGTATTTCCTGATCCTACTGTCTGTGCAGAAAATACCTTTTGTAGTTTAGCTCCAAAAGTAGCTGTGCCAAATACACCTGTACCAAAGAATTGAGAAGCATTACTAGATGCATTTGTAAATGTAACTGCTGGCATTACAACAGCCCCACTTTCATCAAAGTCAAACTTTAAGTTTAAATCAAAGTTAACTCTACCTTCAGGGTCTAAATAAAACTGTGCTTTATATATTGTCTTTCTAAGTCTTGGATCATTAATTGGATAGAACGGTGTAGCAAATGTAGTGGCTATATTATTACCATCAAAGCTAGATGTGTCATTCTCCATTCTGTGTAAGAAACCTTCTTTACCAGAAAAGATAACAAACTCTGTAGTGCCTGAGTAAACACTAGCACATGCTGTTACCTGTATGCCTCTAGTCTCAGCAAAATCAATCACAGATTCCTCACCCGGTGATGCAAACTGTGTAAATAGTATAGCCTGTGCATTGGGTCTAGTAAAATTTACATTCCAACCAAATAACCTATACTGTGATTTGTTACGTATGACTAAACTAAAAAAATCAGTGTGTAATTTTACAAAATTATTAAACGTGCCTTGTATCTTTTTAGTTATAGGTGCTAAACCAAAGTCACCAATACGTTCAGTAGCACTAAGAAGTCTTAGACCATCAGGAGCCATAAAGACAACATCACCACCTATCTCCTGTACACTATCAGTTTGTGTACATCCTATGTCACGTGTTATAGGTTGTAAGTTAAATGTTGCTAATGCATCACCATTTAATCTAAATATAGAGGAGGTAGTGAATACTATAAGCTGATCTCTAAAACTTTTTATTGCAACAATGTCAGCATCTAATCCCACACTACCAGCACCATTACCGCTTTGAAAATCTGTAGTAGTAAGTGGTGCACCAAAACTTAACACTCTACCTTTACCGTAGAATATGTGGTTTTTATGTGTAGCAACAACCTTTGCACCTATTACATCTGATGGTGCACTATCTAACACAGTGAATGTTGTACCGTTGTATAATGCAGGTGCATTTGCTCCGTCTACTATTACAAGTGTTGTAGTTCCTGTAAAGTCTACTTCATCAAAGCGTGTATTGACTGCACCTTCTCTATCACTAGAAATAAAAGTTATAACTGCATTGTCTGCTGGACTACTTGCTAGTTCAGGATGAATAGTTATATTTACTTCTTTACTAGCCGAATCAGAGTATGATGAGACAGTTGTTTCAACTCTATACACGTTATCTATTGCAGCTAAGTTACTGCCATCAGCATTAGATATTGTAAACACATCACCTGCTTGTGGAAATGTGTCAAAGCCATCTGCGACTAGTGTTGTGCCTGTTTGACTAGCACCGTCAACTAATGGTGTGCCATAGTTAGGTTTATTTATTTTAGTATAACCACTACCTGATGTTTCTACTAAGTCAGCATTCATAGCAACTACAGCTTTAGCATTAAAGTATGTCATGCCATTTGCATAGTTAGCTGTAGTAACTGTAACAAACGTAACCACTGCACCATTAGCAGGGCTTGAAGCTAGAGAACTAGTAAGTGTTAGTGTAACTTCATCTCTAGCAGCATTGTAACTAACACCACCTGAAGCTACTGTGTACGTGCCAGATACACCATCTATTGTAAGTGTGTCACCAACAGCAGGTGTAGTGTGTATAGCTCTTAATGCTAATGATGTGCCTGATTGACTAGCACCATTTACAACTGGATTACCGTATGGAGCTATAATGTTACTGTCAAACTTTTCATATCCCTGTATACGCTTGTAACCTCCATCAATAGATGGTTCATAGTTACGTAGTATACGTGCAGAACCGGGAGCATTGATAGCCTGTTGCAGTGGGCTAAGATTAGTTATAAGCCCACCTTTAAACTCTATTCTAAAAGTCTCCCAAGCGTCAGGCATTATAGTGCATCCAAGCTAGATCCTGCTGTTGTTCTTGCAGACCCCAATCTACGTCCACCTGTGCTTGCAGGTATCATATAAGATCTCATGTAATGGTATCTGTTAATAAGCATAGAACGCATTGCCTTAATACCTTCATCTGCTCTTTCTTTTAGTAGAACTGCATCCTGTGTATTACCTCTAAACATCAAAGCGTAGAACATAGCAGAGTCTACAACAACATGTCTAAACCGATCTGGTATTACCATTGTGTCATCGTGTGCAGATAGATCGCTTTGAAACACATAGTAATCAAAAACTAACGTGTATGCCTGATCAGGTGGTTCTACTAAACCATACTTTAAGTCAGGTCCATGAAAAACAAAACGTGGCAAAGCACGTTGTTGACTTGCTGCATATTCCTGATCTACATATTTTTCTAAATACTCATCATAAGTTATTATTGCTAGTTTTCTAGTGTCATTTCCTAACGTAGCATTTTCTTTAATTCTAAATGATTCAAAGTCAATTAACTTTGCATCTGTTGGAAATGCATAACGTGTAGTACCAGCAACTAATGTTTGTTCTTTTTCTGAATGATTAAAAGGCCACTCGTATTCACTCTCATTAATATAACGTATACCTGAGTTAACTGCATCTTTTGCATGTGCATAAAAACCTGTAGCTGAAGCAAAGTTAGAGCTAGTAAGCTCCACCTCGTTCAGCCTTTTATTTATATCATTTACTAATGTTAAAAATGTTGTAGCCATAGTATATCCCTAAGTAGAAAGGGGCAGGTTTATCCCACCCCTTTCACATGTGTTACGCGAGTGTATCACGATCCACTTCATCTGCACCTACTGTGCCTATGTCATCAACGTCTAGCAATAATGCAAAGACACGGATAACACCAGCCGTTGTAGTTCCAGTTTGTGCCTGAATCAATACGTCAAGCGTATCAGCAGTTGCACCGATAGTAATGGGGCCATTACCTGCACCCACACTGTAAGCACCTGCTGATGCAGCGTCGAAGTCAAAGCCATCAACGTATGCGTCAACGTCAGTGCCTGTTACACCTAGATCTAATGCACAGTCAGTAGAAGTACCAGCATGAACTGTTGTTACTTCAAAACCAGCATCTAGAATCATGGTATTAGCAGGAACTGTGATTGCTTCAATAATATCAGCAGCAGCTAATGCTGTACCTTTAGCGGTAGCAGCAGCACCGAAGTCGATACTATTTTGCACAAGATAAGGGGTTCTTCCTCTAGGGCTATTGCCTCTAGCTGACGAAGATAATGTTGTTACTGTAGCCATTATTCAGTCTCCCTTATACTAAGCAATAACGAGCAGTTGAGATAGCTTCTGGTCGAAGTATCTTACGCCCATACAAATGCATTCCTCTGACAATGTCAGCGAAGCTATCAGGATCACGATAGGTTTCGGTCTTGTTAATCTGTTCAGCAGTTGCCACAGCAGATGAATGACCAGCTACAATCACACCAAAGTTACTGGCGTTTGTGCCACCAGTGGTTGATGGTCCTGTTCCTACAGAAGGTAGGTTGTTGGACATGTACACCTTGAAGCCATGAAGATTATTCAAGATCAAACCATTTTGTAGTCCACTTCCACCGAAGTCACCATTGAGAAGACGAGAGTCCTCATCTTTTAGTACTTCAATGAAAACTGGGTCAACAACAAGCCAACGGTTGTTGGTGTCAACATTTTGCTGATCCAAGAGTCTAGCCATACGTGCCACTATTTGTAGTGGGTTTGCATTACCAGAACCGGGAGTAGCAGAAGTTGCACCACCTGCACGTGCTTGAATACCAATTGCGTTACTGGAAGAACCACCAAAAGAGTCTGCCACTATTTTCATGGAAGACAGTAGTTCATCAGAACCAGCAGTTGATACTGCTTTTGCACCGTTAACTGTAGTGTTTACAGCGTTAGGAGCACCGTGTAGTGCTGACTGTTTAAAACCAGAGAGATAACCAAGTACGTCTTGGTCATACTGATCAGATAGTCTGTAAGCTGCACGATCACTTGCAAGTTGCTGGAAGTTAATGTGCGAATGAGCTTCTTCAATGTCATCGACTTTAAATGCAAAGTAGTTTGCTTTGTCAATGGTCAGTGAGAACTCTTCGTCATCCAGATCTTGTGGAGTGATTGTAGTACCACGTGCATACTCTTTGACCGTGATCTCAGGTTCTTTGATCACTTTAACGCTATCGCCCATGTTGGCGATCTCACCAAAGTAATCGCTATTAGTAATAGCTTCAACAATTGAAGCCTTACGAAAAGCTACTTGTACCTGCTTAGAGTAGATAATTGGTGAAAAATTACCATTAGGCAGGTTGCCGTAGCCTGTAGCGGTTGAAAATGCCATTTTATTTTCTCCTTATACGACATCCCAATGCGTATCAAAACATATACGCTATGTTATCTACTTTAAGGGCCGATTGATAAAGAGGTAGTATATGTAAGGCCAACTACATATAGGCTCTTCTTATTCGGGTATCTTAGAAGTTTGGTGTAGTATCTGTGGGTAGTCTTTTGAAAAGGGCCACGTTACTACTAATTATGTATAGTTATATACACAATTATCTGTTTGTCAACACCTTTATCGTGCTGAACCAGATACGTCATAAATAAACTTACCGTTACGTATAGCTTCCATTATGTCATCTGAATGCTTCTCATATTCTTTTGCAGACATACGTTGTACATCTGACTCTTTATATGAGTTACCACTATCGTCACTGGCAGGTTTACTTCTTTTACCTTTAGTAGATACAGACTTTGCTGCATCCTTAGATGATGTTTTCTTTGCAGTTATGTTTCTGTCTGCTTTGTATAAGTCAATAGCTCTAGCAGCAGAACGTGCATCATTGTCATTCTCGTACAGAGCATTCTGTACCCATTGTGGTTGTTCTTCTGCCCATGCATGAAAGTCATCATCGTTTCTTATATCGTCAAAGTCAGGGTGTAATTGTAGCAACTCTGTTTCTGCACGTTGCTTACTTACACTCTCCTGCATATCATTTAGAGCTTTTACTTTCTCTTCTAGACTAGCCTGTTGTTCAGCAGCTTTCTTAATAGCAATTGTTTCTACAATACCTGCAACATCAGGATACTCTTTAGCCCATGTTTCTATATCCTCGTCAGACTTAGGAAGTTTTATCTGCTTCTTAGTTGACTGCTCTAGTTGTGTTTTTAGATTGTTAATCTCTGCTTTTAATTCGTCTGTTTGCTTTTGCTGATGCCTACGTAGATCAGAATATCTTTTTTTAAAAGTCCTCTCTTCTGCATTCGTAGGTTCTTCTTCTACTTCTTCTGATGAGGCATCTTGCTTTTGTTCTTCGATTAACTCTTGCAGTTCTTCCTCTTCCTGTTTTAACTTTTCTTCTCTTGAGTATGGCCTAGATATAAACGCTGTTTTCTTAGGTTCTACTTCTACTTCTGTTACGTCTGACATTTTATATTTCCTTTCGTTGGGGCTATGGTAGCCTTATTAGGGGCATAGGTAGCCAACACATGTGGTTTGTTATCTTGAAGCTAAACCACCACGCTTCATCTTCTTTTGTTTTTTCTTTTTAGGTACAAAGCCACCTTTATTTCCATCCATTCCTTCACTTTGATCATCTCCTCCTACTGCATCTCCAGCAGTTTGAGGTCCACCACCCATACCTGATGGATCTGGTCCTGATCCCGGTCCTCCTGATGGTCCTGAAGTTGAACCCTCCATACCACCTCCCATGCCAATTGGTTCTCCTCCAAGTCCTGCTCTACCTCCCATTGCACCCGGACTCATTGGCCCAGCTCCAGAACCATACGTTGAAACAGCTTCTCTAGATCTATCATCTGCTT